TCTGAGGGTCATAAACGACATTGGATTTTGGATGATAATATATCGGATTTTTATAGATTGCATCAGAATTTGAAGAGCCGAACAGACTCAGGGGCCACATTTATGGCCTGTGAAGTTTTTGTAGATCGCTATAAAAATGTGGCCCTTGCGGGAATGCAATATGCACATTTTATACCAAGAAAATATAAATTCCCACCCTTCCTTCTAAATACTCGGATCTATTCTTGTATCCTCATAAAAAATGATATCCCCTATCGTTGGCGCGGACGATACAATGAGGATACAGATTTATCGTTGAGGGCATTGAAAGATGGATGGTGTACTGTTCTTTTCGATGCATTTTTAGCAGACAAGCAAGCTACGATGACAATGAAGGGCGGAAATACAGATGAACTTTACAGGCAAGATGAGAAAATGGACGGGCGGCTCCTGATGGCCCAATCGCTCCAGAAACAACACCCAGACGTTGTTAAAATCTTCCTAAAGTGGGGCCGATGGCAGCATCTGGTTGATTATCGCCCATTTAAAAAGAATCGACTTATCAAAAAACCGGGCATTGTAATTCCTGAAGGGCCGGATAATTTCGGGATGGTACTGGTTCGGAAATCTCAATTGTCGTCAGGGGTTTAGCATGGCAAAAGGCCCAAAACGCACCAAGATCGAGCGCGAGGCCGATTTGGTCGAAATCGCCCGTCTGTATCTCAAAAAACAGACCCAGCAGGAGATCGCGGACCACATCGGGCTTTCCCGTCAGCAGATCACCTACGACCTCAAGACGATTCAGGCCCGCTGGCAGGCCGACACGACACGGGCGACGGAGGAACGCAAGGCCGAAGAGGTTGCCGGGATCGAGCATCTGGAGCGTACGTATTGGGATGCCTGGGACCGATCCATCGGCGTGACGACGATCACGACAAAGACGGCTGAAGCCGCAGGCGCGGACGGAGCCAAACAGAAAGCCACGGTTCGCACCGAAGAACTCAATGGCGACCCCCGGTATCTTTTGGGTGTGCAGTGGTGCAAGCAGAAGCGCATTGATATATTGGGCCTGGATGCGCCCCGAAAGCACGAAGTCACCGGGGAAAAGGGCGGGCCGATCCGATACGAGAACATGGACGATGCCGAGCTTAATGGATGTCTTGCCGAGCTTATCAAGAGGCGAGAAAATAGAGATGGCGAAGATTCTTGAGGCTGGCGAACTGAAGGCGCACGAAGCCCATATGGCCCGGTGCCGGGCCGACTTCAACGCCTTTATGGAGTATTGCTTCACCGACTCCCAGACTCGGCAGTCGCTCAAGCAGGGGGCCATCCATCGCCAATGGGATGCCCATATCCGGGCGCATAATCGGGCCATGATCGAAGCGCCGAGGGAGCACGGCAAGACGGAGCAGATTCCCATCGGCCGCGTGGTATGGGAGCTTGGAAACAACCCGCAACTGCGCGTCAAGATTATCTGCCAGGGCGACCGGACGGCCACCAAGCGCCTGACCAGCCTCAAAGGCCATATCGAGCGCAACGCCCGTGTCCAGGAAGTCTTTCCCAACCTCCGGCCCCATCCTGAGATTGGGGACTGGAGCAAGACCACGATCACCATCGACCGGGAAGGGGAGGACAAAGACCCGTCCGTCGAAGCCTGCGGCGTGCTTTCAGCCGGTGTCGGAGGCCGGGCCGATCTGCTGGTCTTCGATGACGTGGTGGACTTTCGCAATGCCATCCTCCAGCCGGTGATGCGGGATCTGGTCAAGCAAGTTTTTCGCGACGTCTGGACGAACCTGTTGACGAAAGACGGGCGGGCGATCTATATCGCTACCCCCTGGCACGAAGACGACCTGACGGCGGACCTTAAAAAGAACCCCGCCTGGGCCGTCCTGGAGCAACCCATACCCGAGGATTTGACGCCGATCTGGCCGGAGATGTGGGATAAAGAACGCCTGCAAGCCCGGAAAAAGGAAATTGGCCCCCGGTCTTTTGCCCGCAACTTTCATCTGCGGGCCATCTCAGACGAAGATCAGCTTTTCCGGGCCATCTCACTTTGTCTGCGCCCGGATCTGTGGCTGGATGATGTCGACCCCCTGTGGCCCAAATATACCGGCGTGGATTTGGGGCACTCCAAGCGGAAGCAGATCCGGCGCGGGGGCGGCAGCGAAAAGAAAAAGCCCTATTCGGTGATTTTCACATTGGCCATCGATCCTTCAGGCCGACGCTGGCCGGTGGACATCCGGCGCGGGCATTGGTCCGGGCCACAGACGGCGCGGGAGGTCGTTGAGATCAACCGACAATATCAACCAATGGTGATCATGGTCGAATCGAATGCTTACCAAGATACGATGCAGGATTGGATTGCTCTGGTGTCTGATGACAAATCGATTCCCGTACAACCATTCGTCACCGGCAGCAACAAGGCCGACGAGCAAATCGGCCTGCCCTCCCTGGCAGCCGAGTTCGACAACCGGATCTGGATGATCCCGACCGACGAACTGGAGGAGGACGAACTGGAGGAAGAGTGGCCGGAGGCCTGGTATGCGTGGTTTTCCGAGATGCGTGGGTATCCGGCATCCGATCTGTCCGATACCGTCATGGCCTGCTGGTTTGCGCGGGAAGCCGTGCGGCGCACCAACATCAAGGGGGCGATGGTGAGCGACGACGATGCCGGGGTGGTCGCCGCCCGGAGAGAACGGGAGAAAGCCGGCGAATTGGCCCGCCTGCGCGGGGAGCCCGAAACGGTGGGGGTTGGAATGAATGACTGGACGGCCTACGACGCCAAAAGCCGGAGGGGGAGATGATGAGCGAATTGACAGGCGCAATTAGTCAGATTCAAAAAGAAATTGAACGAACCCGGCGTGAAATTCTCAAAGCTTTTGGTGTGCCGCCGGAGTTTCTGGTGCCCACCGAAACAAATCGTGCCGTCGCCGAAGCAAACTATCAGTGGAACATCCCGTATCCGGGCCAGCCATTAAATACGCCACGGAGGATGAATTGACGGACCCGAGAGAACGATTGCCGGAAGGCTCTTTATGCCGGGCCTGCGAACATTGTTTTGTGCTGGTTCGGGAAGAGCGATGCATCCGGGAAGGCGATGAGACGGAATGGGCAGAGGACAGGGAAAGCGGGACAAAGGTTTATTGCTTGAAAAATGACCACGCCCCCCTATTTATCGGCACCGTTAATGAAGCCTGGGAGTTTCGCGTGTCTGCCTGCACGCATTATGAGCCCGAGCAGGAAGACTCTGGAGACAGGTTGGGGTTTAGCCACTCATGACAGCTCAAATTATCCTCATTGCCCGTGCCTGCGGGACCGTTCTGGCCTGGCCTATCGTCTTTCTGGTGGCGCTGTTTGTGGAGATCCTGCGCCAGACCTATCAGACCATCCGGGGCACCTGGCGTGGCACGGCGGGTCTGTCGGAGGCCACGAGGGAGCCACGGGATGCCGAACGGGAGCGGGACATCCGCAGCCAGGCCAAGAAGCTGGCCCGTGCCGAAGTCGCCCGCCGGCGGCGTGAGGCCAGGACGAGAGGCGAAAAGCGCGGGTGGCTGGAACGCTGGATACCCGACGGGCTGATTGATGCATTGGTGGCATCGCCTTCTCCGGCGGCGATGCCCATTGTCGAGAAAGAACCTGAAGCTGAACCTGTGCCGAAGCCCGAACGCCCCCGGATGCGCGTGGTGGGGGCTATTGAGGAGATGGAGTAACACCACCCACGGATATGCACTAACAAACGCCGAAGGAAGGCAACCCGATGACCTTATCCCGCCTGTCTCAATTCGTAAAGCAGAATAGCCTCGTGTTCAAGGAGGCCCTCGGATCGTCTTCCTTCGGCTCCCTGTCCATGATCGACTCCGACGACTATCTCTTCCGCCGCCTGGATCAGCGCACCCGCGACCTGGGCAGCGTCAACGAAGAGAAGCAACGGGAGATCGCGTTCCACTTGTCCGACACGAACCCCCATGCCAAGCGGATCATCAATATGACCCGCGATTTCATCGTGGGTGATTCCGAAGAATGGCAGATCCAGGCCGGGCATGACAAGATCCGGGACTTGCTCAACGCCCATTGGAATGACCCGATCAACGATTGGGGGGCAAAGCTGGAATCCCGCGTGCGGGAACTGGGCCTCTCCGGGGAGCAGTGTTATACCGCAAAAACGGGGCCGGACGGAATTGTCCGGCTGGCGTATGTCGATCCCGGATTTATCGCCGCCGTGCGCCGTGACCCGAAGAACCTGGAGATAATGACCGAAGTTATTTTGAAAAAAGATCCCGGAGAGAAAGACAAGAAGCTGAAGGTCATCAATTATGACATGGACGAGGGGCGCATGGTCGGAATCCGCACCGACGGCGCGGGCAAGCCAACCAAAGGTTTTTTGGCCGACGGGACGCCCTTCGACGATACCGTTTATGAGGGCCAGTGTTTCTTTTGGGCCATCAACAAGCCCATCAATGCCACGCGGGGACGTTCGGACCTGTTTGCGATGGCCGACAGCCTGGATATGCTGGATCGCTTTCATTGGAATCGGATGGAACGGTCCGCCCTGATCAATGCGTTCATTTTTGACATAACGTGCAAGGGGATGACGAAGGAGGAAATTGAGGCGTACGCCAAAAACCAGACGCCCCCGAGGCCGGGAAGCCGGTTCTATCACAACGAGCAGATCGAAATGGAAGCGGTGGCGCCGAACCTTAACGCCGGGGACGCTGCAGAGGAAGGGCGCATGATGCGGGTGCCGGTGCAAGTCGGCTCCGGTCTGCCGGAACACTGGCTCTTCGGTGTGGGCGACAATGCCAATCGGGCCTCCGCCTACGAGATGGGCGACCCGCCGATAAGGATGCTGACCACCCGCCAACTGTTCGTCCTGCGGATGCTGTACCGGATCTTTCGGTTCCAGGTTGATGAGGCCAACGAGATGGGCCTCCTTTCCGGTGTGCCTCCGGATAAGCTCTATGATTTCTCCATGAACGTGCCGGGCATCTCCAGTCGGGATATGGTCCGGGCCTCTTCAGTGCTCACAAGCGTAGCCCAGGCGCTCCTGATCGGTCTGACACAGAAAATCCTGTCCTGGCAGCGGGCCGTCGAGGTCTTCGCCTTCGCCCTGTCACAGATGGGGCTGGAGGTGGACGCCGAAGATGAATTGAAACGCATCGAAGACGAGATGGCCGACCAGGACGCCGAGGATATGGGCGGGCTGGATCTGCCGGGCAGCAATGGGCAGGTGGGCGGGAATGGGCAGGCCGGGAATGACGCCGCGATGGCCGGAGAGTTGGAGGTGAATCCTTGACCGCCTATTGGCTCACATACGTCCTGCTGGCTCTGGCCATCCTGTGCATCCTGGCCGCAAGTATCATAGGCCGCAATTCGAGGCGGAAACGGAGTGGATACCGGAACCCGAATGCCTTGCCCCGCGTAGCGCCGGAGGATTTACCTCCGATGCCACCGGTTAAGCCGTCGAAACGGAGAACCGTGCAGATCCGCCCGAGTAAAGAACATTTCACCATTAAACGCTATCCTCCGGAGGGGTAATGCATGAAAGGGAATTTCAAGAAGCGGGCCATCTACACCTCGACCGGGATACTTGAATCCGTGGACGAATTCGTGTTTTCGGATAGTTCCTTTCCGTAATGCCTGTCACATGCAAATGTAATGAAGTTATGCGGAGAGCTGAGAATGAATGATAGTCCTTTGTGGGAACGCAATGTCAAATGAAAGGATTGATATGCATCCGGATGCGATGGGACCGACAGGCGAAGTCAACCTAAAAAGCACGGTAGAAGATCATAGGACCGCCCGAAATACACTCTTGCAACATGCGGCGAACCTTCGACACCGAGCAGACGTGCTTGAGCAGTTGGTTCAATCTATTTCTGAAGACTTATCCGCAGAGGCAGATGCAGTGTTGTGGCAGATGATATCTGAGTGGGAGGAGCATCAATAATGTGGCCACCACAACAAGATTTTGTGATTTGGGGTCTTGAGGTTATCGTCGGGTTTGTATGGGGGTTCGGCTTTTTTTGTGGCCGTAGCGCTCTCGGACTGTCGCTTAAAAGTAAGCGGGCGCTTTCCTGGCTTATTCTTGGATCTCTTGTTATATCCACAATTTTTCTGACGGTTTTTTGAATGCCCGTCACCTGTAAACGCATCGCCGGAAAGATCCGTGTCATTGGCCTGGACGGTGCCATTGAAACCAGCGCCACGGGAACCGCCGTCGATGGCGGTGGTCACCGCTCCTGGGCAAGATGCCGGGCGCAGGCGATGGCGATCAATGCCGGTCTTGACGAGTCGGTGCGCTTTTTGGAGGCCACACGAACAGAGCGGGCTTTCAATGGCGCTGTCAACCGGGAACTTCGGGCCGCCGATAAACTATCTGATGAGGCGATCCGCCAGGTTGTCCTCCTCTTGCGCCAGGCCCGCGAGAAGATCGCCGCCCGAATTGCGACCGCTTCCGCCTTCGATGCGGCGATGCTGCCAAGCCTCAAGGGCGAAGTGGAGCGGATTTTGCGGGAATTCCAGACGACCTACCGGGATGCATTCGAGCGGATGCAACTGGAGATTGAAGACGCCGCGACGGCCCTGGTGCGGGAGCCGATTTTAAGGTTGGGGATGAATATCGGCCCGGTTTCCTTCCCGAACTTGCCGACTGAAATCACGACTACCCTTGCCAATTTCCACGCTGATCAAATTAAAAACGTCACCAACGAAGCCATCCAGAAGATTACGACGCAGCTCGATCTGGGCATCTTAGGCGGGGCAAGCAAGGATACCGTGATAAAAAATATTGCCGAGATCCTGCCCTCACGGGGGAACCTGGGCAGCACGACCGCCCGCGCAACCCGCATCGTGCGCACCGAGGCCAACCGCATTCACTCAATCACCACGCAGGCCCGGATGGAACAGTCAAAAGTGTGGGTACCCGACCTGCGAAAATACTGGCTGCCCGCCTACCGAAACACGCGGGATTCCCACCTGAAAGCCGGGGTGGACTATGGCCCTGACAATGCCATCGGCGTCGATGAATATTTCATCGTTGGCGGATTTCCGGCAAAATACCCCCGCGATCCGGCGCTTCCCGCCGAAGAGGTCGTCAACTGCCAATGTCGCGCTGTGCCCGTTATTACGAGGGAGGCTTAAACCATGCTGATTTACAACGGAAAAGGACAAGCCGCACCATCTCCGCCCCCCTGGTCCTGGCGCACCCGCGACCGGGCCTGGATTTTCGGAACGGGCTATGAGGCGCTTTTAGGGGTTGCGACCCCCGGTATCACGGACGGGGAATCCTATATCGTCTACGGTATCTTCCCGGCCGGCGAGCCGATCCCAGAAGGGGAGTCCGACAAGGTGGACCGCTATGCCGATGCGGCCACCGAGTTTCATTTCTGCCAGGAGATGACCGTCCCGGATCTGGTAGCCGATTACAAGGCCAGCAAGGGCCGGGGTGTCATCCCCGGACACGCCTTCTGGATCGAGCCTAAGGGGGAGGGTGAAAGCGCCTGGCGCTGTGTCTACGTCGCCCGCAAGGGTACGCGCGTTCCGGATCTGCTCGTGCTCCGGGACAAACTGAACCGTCCGAGTCGAGCAAAACTGATGGTGGCTTTGAAGAGTCACCGGATGGCCGTCATTCGCAAGGGGATCGAGGAAGGACTGTGAGCTATTTTTCTAACGGCACAGATCGTGACGCAGGACCAAGACCCGCAAACGATTATACGGGTGCGATTGAACCCGAACCTATATTTGCCTGGTTTATTGTGCCGAGAGAATTGGTGGGGCAGATGGAGAAGCTCCTTCAATCTTTTGGTTCAGGGGATCGAGGGGCGAATTGTGAGCGCCGATGAAGATCGCGATGTGAACACGGAAGATGGCGGCGAGGCAAAATACAAGATCCAAAATACCTGGATCTGCGTCCCGCACATTCCTTCTCGCGCCACGATTGAGCGATTGCGAAAGATTGAGGAAAATCATGGCCGAACGGTTGCAGATTCGGCTCAAGCCTTAGAGGATGCTACGACTGAAGAGTTGTTTGAGATTGGGGAAAATCACGGCCGGGAAACCGTCGTTGAATGCGACCCAGCGCACCAAAAGCGGGAGGTGGCGAACTGTATGAAAGACATGTACCCATACCGGCACAGGCCCGAAGCGGCGATCGAATTGCGAATTGATCCGGGGGAACTGCTGGCTATGCTCAAAAAGAACTTTCCGTATTGGGAACTTGCCGAAGAACATGAGCGAGAGTTCAGATTTAACCATCTTGGATTGCGTGGGATTCCTGAAGATGCGGAAGTGATCGCCTTCGGGATCGACAAAGAACGCCAAATATTATGCCTTGAAATTCATTCCGAGAACGTAAATGCATTCACTATCCGCACACCAGGCGCCCAGGCATGTGCCCATGATCTTACCGAATTGATGAATAACCAGGCCGTAAAGGAGGTGTATGGAAAACCGCCCGAACCCCCTGAGGCGCATATAGAGCAAACCGGAATTGAAGTTTTAGAATAAAAGGAGGCTCTGATGCCTGAAGAGACTGAAGAAATCCAACCCGGTTCCGTGGAACCAGCCGAAGCCCCCAAGCCCAAACGCACCCGCAGGCGCAGACGCCGGAAGGATGCCGCGCCCGAACCGGACCCCGAACCTGCGATTGAAGCCGCGCCGGAACCGCCCCCGGAACCTGCCGAACCGCCGCGCTTTCTCTCCAATGAATCCGTTCGCTTGCAGGCCAGGCGGGGAGTCCGAAAATGCCCGACCTGCGGCAAGCAAGCCTACCAGACCGCGCTGTCTTCGGGCCTCTATCGTTGCAACGGTTGCGGGGCGCTCTCCGGCATCCAGGCCGAGGATGGCCCGGCCCTGGTGCGGGAGGCGATGGCCGCCCACAATGTGACCCCGGCGGATATGCTGCCGAACGTCCCGACGGGCAATGCGGGAGGCGTCAAGATCGTGGGTGACGGAAATAGCGTGCGTTTGTACACAAAAAAGGGTATATTCCTGTACAGGCGGAAAAATTAAGCGGGGTTTTTATGCGCCCACAGATCGTCTCTTTGCCCCAAGCGCCTGTATATTTACATCACTGGAAGCGGAAGACATGCCGCCATTGTGGCCGTCTGTTGTGCCGGATGGCGCCCGACTCCAAGATTGAAATCAAGTGCCGCTGCGGCACGCTGAATATCTTTCACAGTTAAATTCGAGCGCCCTTTGAGCGCCTAACACGGTCCACCAGAGGCTCCTTTGAGGCCCACACATCCGAATAGGATGGGTGGGCCTTTTTGTTTTCGGGTCAGCCGATGGACACAAAAAAGCTAAAAATCCTGCGGCAGCAGTGGAAGGAAAGCGGGGGCGACTTGCCGCCTGAACTGTCCGGCCTATTGCCGGAAGTTCGGGCCGCATTCCAGGGCGATGACGAGGCGAAATTCGAGGAAGCCCTGTCCCTCCAGGACCAGCGCGATATGGTCCGCCACGCCTTCTTGCAGCACTACCAGGGCGGCATCGACGGGATGACGCCGGAGATGGAATATTGGGATCTGGACATTTATCCCGATATGGTGACGTGCAAAAAAGGAGGCAAGACCTACCGGGCCGCCTACGAGCTTGCCGACGGTGAAGTGACCTTCCAGGGGGAACTGGAGCAAGTCGAGGTGGAGTTCCGCCCCGTCGTCGCTGCACAGGAAGCCCTGGTACCCTACGGATCTTCCGAAGTCTTCCATGAGGCGGCCCCGGAGGCGGCGGCGACCCCCGGAGGCGTGGCGAAAGCCGTCGATGATACCGGCTGGATATGGGATGTGATCGTGATCCGGCAGGGCAAGACGAGAGAGCGCACGATGCCCAATGGGGTCCGCTACGTCCGGGACTATACCGCAAAAGCATTGGAGGCGGCCGTACCCAAATACGAGGGGACGACCGTCTTTGCTTTTTCCGGCCAGGAGCACGCCGACAGCCCGGCTTTTAAAGGCCCCCGCGATGCAGTGGGATTCCTGAAAGAGGCCCGATTTTCTGCGGGGGCGATCCGGGCGCAGATGCATATCTACAAGGACGCGGACTGGCTCAGGCAACGCCTTTCCGGCCTAAAAGAGTCCGGCGACTTGTCTCGCACGGGCCTCTCCCACGATACCAGCGGCAAGGGCAAGTGGCTCAAAGAAGGCGACCTGGCCGTCCAGCGGGTCGAAGAGATCACCGACGTTCACGGCGTGGAATACGTCACCAGCCCCGCCGCCGGCGGGCGCATCACTCGACTGGTTGCCAGTCACAACACGGAGGATACGATGGGAAAACAAGACATCCTGGCGCTGGTCGAATCCGAGCGCCCGGCATTGCTGGCGAATCTCGACCCCGAGAAGATCACCGACGCACAGGCCCGGGAGTTGCTGCGCGAGGCCATGAAGCCGGAGAAGGTTGCCACCCCGCCCGAGGAGGGCACCCGCACGACGGCCAATACGGAGGATCTGAAAGAGTCCGTCCTGGCCGAATTCCGCGACGAACTCAAACGACGGGATTGCCGGGATCTGTTGCGGGAGTCTCTGGCCGAATCCAAGCTCCCCAAGAAGGTGCAGGACAAAATCAAAAAGCAGTTTGCGGGCAAGATCTTCGAGGAATCCGAACTCGAAGAGGCGATCACCGACATGCGCGACCTGACGGTCAGCTTCCGCGAAGCGATGCCCCAAAGCTATGGGGCCGAGGTGGAGATCTCCCAGGACGAGCGGGACAAAAAGGTGCTGGCCCTGCGCGGCATCTTCTGGAGCGGTCCGAACGACCGAAACCACCAGAACTTCCCGGAGAGCCTGAAAGGGGTGACGCCCTATCGCAGTATCAAGCAAGCCTACCGGGATTTCACGGGCAACTATCGCGCCACGGATCGTCTGATTTTCGCCGAGTGCGCCGTCGGTCCGGCCCCGTCGGAATTGCGCGAAGATCCGTCTATGTTCGAGTCCTGGCATGCCTCCCGGATGGCCTCGATGGGGCTGAAGGAATCCGAGCATATGCGCGAATCCCTCCAGACCTCCAGTTTCAATGTGGTACTGGCCGATGAAGTTACGCGCCGGATGATCGCAGAATATGCGCTTCCCAACCGGCAGACCTGGCGCAATATCGTTTCCGACATTTCCTCGGTGCCCGACTTTCGTACCAACCGCCGGCTCCGCATCGGCGGGTACGGCACCCTTTCGACGGTGGCAGAGACGGGCACCTATCCCGAACTGACCAGCCCGACCGACGAGGCCGAAACCTACGCGGTGAGCAAGAAGGGCGGGCTGGAGGATTTGACGTTCGAGATGATCAAAAACGACGACCTGGGGGCCATCCGGCGCATTCCGGTTAAGATGGGCCGGGCGGCGATTGAAACCCTCTACCGGGGCGTCTTTGACCTGCTCGAAGACAACGGAACACTGGTGTCGGATGGTGTGGCCCTCATCTCGACGGCCACACACGCCAACCTCATCTCCGGTGTGCTGGCCAACGACACGCTCTCCGAGGGCCGTCAAAAGATGATGGATCAGACGGCCTACAACAACACCGCCGAAGTTTTGGGGGATGTCAACATGCCCCGATGGCTGGTGGTGCCGAACGAGTTGGAGGAAGAGTCCTGGCAGATCACCCGGCCCTGGAGTATGGGACAGGGGGAGTTCGACGCGGCCGATGTGCGCAACGCCAACTTCCACGCCTCCTATGGCCTGGAGCCGCTGCTGGTGCCCTATTTCGCGGTGGCAACGGATTATTGGCTGGTGGCAGATCCGGCCAATATGCCCACCATCGAAGTCGGCTTCCTCGACGGGCGGCAGGAACCTGAGACGTTCGTCCAGGATCAGCCCAACGTCGGATCTGTGTTCACCGCCGACAAGGTGACCTACAAAATCCGCCACATCTGGGGCGTATGCGTCCTGGATTATCGCGGGTTCGCCGGATATATCGCCTAAATCTCCGGGGCGAGACAAAGATCTCATATCCTGGTATATACTTTACGGAGGTTTATGATATGGCAACGGATAAGCTGTACGATATTCCCGGCAACCACTATGCCTTTTTCCGGATGCCGACCCACCTGGCATTGACAGCAACGGAGACGATGGTGTTGTGGATTGCCCCCGTCGCATGTACTGTGACGGGGGTGGCCTTCGCACCCGATGCGGCGATCACCGGGGATGATACGGACTATACGGAAATCAACATCCTGGACGGGGGCACCGACGGGACCGGCACCACTGAGATCGGGAACCTGGATCTTGTGACCGATGTGGATGTGGCCGCCTCGGATATGCAGGCCATCACCGTCACCGCCACCGCGATGGCAGCCGATGATACCCTCAAGGTGCAGTTTGCCCTTGTGAGCAGCGGCGTTTTGATCCCCCCGAGTGCGTGGCGGATCACCTTCATCCCATCCTGATCCTTCCTGAGATCGTGGAGGTTTATGATATGGCCTTAGATAAGCTGTACGATATTCCCGGCAATCACTATGCCTTTTTTCGGATGCCGACGCACCTGGCGGCAACGGCAACGGAAACAATGGTGGCATGGATCGCCCCGTGTGCCTGCAACATCACCGGCGTGACTTTCGCACCCGATGCGGCGATCACCGGAAATACGACGAACCGGACGAACATCAATATTCTCGACGGGGGCACGGACGGGACGGGCACCACTGAGATCGGGAACTTCGATCCGATCACCAACACCGATGTCCTGGCCTCAGATGCCCAGGAAATCACGATTACGACCACCGCGATGGCGGCGGGGGACACGCTGAAGGTGCAGTTCGAGAAAGTTTCCAGTGGCGTTTTGATCCCGCCGAGTGCGTGGCGACTGACGTTTGTGCCTACGTAAGCAGGCGGTTCGATCCTCGAAAATGCGGCCGGCAAGCCCGACGCCTGCCGGCCGCTTATCCCACCTTTAGAACCCGTTGCCCGATAAACAGGATCTTTATCGCTATGCCCGAAGAACCCGAAGCACCGCCGACCCTTGCGGAGCTGTGGATCGCCAAGTTTGAAGGGCGCAGACAGAATGTCTTGTTGGCGCTGACGAACACGGGCCAGGCCGAAGCCGTCTGCGCTCAGGTGCTCGCTTTCTTGCAGGGCTGGTTCGCATCCCATATGGCCTATCTGACCGCCGACCCGACTCGTATCACCGGCTCGGCGGCGTTTGTGGCGGCCCTGGAAACTGCTGGGATCATTGTCCCTGCTGTTCAAGCTCCGTTCCAGGCGCAGCTTATCCGGTGCTATCGGGACCACTTCGGAGAGGTGGTGTATCAGATCCCGGCCGCAACTCTGGATGCAACCCCGGACCCTGGAGCAAGCGTGCGGACGCCGTTCGAGAGCGCCTATCAGGATGCGATGGCGGCACTGGCGACAGAGACGGACAGCTATGACATTGCCGGGGTGAATATCAGGAGTGTCGTGGCCGAAGAGATCCGGGATTTGGAGGCGGACCCATCAAGCATCGCACCGCTTTCG